CTTGTGTGTGGAATGCCTGAGATGATGGCGTCATAGCGAGCCGCTTGTTCTTCAATACTCATTTCAAATGAAACATACATGGGAACGATGCCGTGGTTGTGTGCGGCTTGTGCCATGATGAGAGTGATTAGCGATTTTCCTTTTTTCGCTTCACCCACGAAAGTGACAAGTTGCTGAGGCCGAAGACCAGCAGTGATCCGATCAAGACCAAGGAACCCCGTTGGAATGCCACGAAGACCGTTCGGAGTGTTGCGCATTTCTTCATATTTTGCTAGACGTCCTTCCCATGATTGTGTGAGGTCAATATCTCGGAGGCGTGCAACTTCCACTGAGGCTTTTTGCAAACCTTCCGAGAGTTTCTTAAACGCAGTTTCTGTTTCATTGTTGTTAAGAGCAGGTAATGCAGATGTGATGGCATCAACAAGGTGCTGTTGTTTGTAAGCAACATAGATCTCATCAATGAGTGCCGCAAATGGTTCGTTCTCTGCATTGAGTAGACGGGTGTCTCCATACTCTTGTTTGAAAACTCGTGGCGATGGGATGGTGGCATACTCACGCCAGTAGTTAAGAACCCACAACCAAACGTCTGACCATTCACCACTGAAATGCTCTGGACGTAAACCTGAATCAATGACTTCACTAAGGTCAGCAGTTTGAATAACCTTGCTGATGAGAAGATGTTCTGTTGATGCCATTTAAAGTACCCAAGCGCTTGTAGAGGATGTGACTGTCGCACGAATACCTAACACTGCTGCTTGGTCTTGGTGTGGAACAAAGATTGTACGGACTGATCTCTTGAAACGCAAGTCATATTCAAGATCTCCAAAAGTTTTGTAGTAGAGAACAGGAAGAGACATTCCCTTGCGCTGTAGCCAGTTATCCACAGCATCCACTGCATCTTCGTGCAAGAGTGTGTAAACCTCTGCACCAATACCTAAACGATGTGTGGTGTCATATAGAGCCTTCAATGGAAGATCGTGTGGTGTCCAAAGATTTAATACTCGGTTCCAATTGTTGCGGTTTTTGTGTAGAGCGCTACCAATCGCTTTTAAACCTTCAGGTGGACTCGCCAAGAGGTCTTCAAAGATAACTCCGTAACCAACGGCATCATAAGATTGAATGTCATTGTTAAGCATTAAAAGTCGCAGTTAAAAAGACTGGGGGAAGAACTGCGAGCAGTTAGTCGTTCGTGAGGAGCACATATGTCCCTTGTGTTAAAGCGACTCAGAATGGTTGTGCATCCTGGGTGAGCACAGGTACGTTGTCCTTCAACAACAACTACTGCAACTGCACGTTTGCGTCGTTGACGGCTTCTAAGGTTGCGCTGATCCTTTTGTTCTCGTGTTTTTGGTGGGCGTACTTTACTTGGCATTATTGTTGTGTCCTATAGTCTTCGCCTGTGATGTGGATTAAGTAACAAGATTCACGAATGATGGATTGCACACGGCTGGTGTACAACACGGACAACTTATCGGGGTTGATGTCTGTTGTGAATATTGTGGGCAACTGCATGTCGTAGCGTGATTCAATCATGCTAGAAACTGTCTTTGCCATGTAGTCCGTTAAGCGGTCTGCGTTCAAGTTGTCAATTACCACAACGTCGTAAACACGTCGGACGTACTTGAGCAAGTTGGCGTCACCGTACATGTCAGGAAGTTCATTGTCATTGTTACGAGCATCATGCACCATCTCAACGTAGATGTCATAAGAAAGAAAGAGTCCACTCAACTCGTGTTTCGTAACTGCTTCTTTTAGAGCCGCAACGGCTAAGTGCGTCTTACCTAAACCTGTTTTGCCATAGATGTATAAACCCATGCCATCTTCCATTCGCTTATCAATATTGCCTGCCCACTTGCTGACAGCATTGCTGAATGGTGCAGATGCCTCTGTGTTTTCAAACGAACTAAATGAACAGTTCTTGTAACGAGGTGGCAGGCGTAAGTTACGCAAGCGCTCTTCTGTTGATCTATTGCGCCAGTATTTTGAACTCTTCCAGTCAGTCATGTGTTTCCATTTTGTGAGGGGGTACCGATGATACCGCACAAGGATGAGTTAAGTACGCATCTGCATATAAGAAATAAATATCACAGAGCACACACTGAATGGTGGCTTTAGCCTTCCGAGAGTCGTGGGTCAATTGAGGGGATTGTTGTGTCAGTGTCTTCATGTTTTGTTGCATCCTTTGCATATTTGTCTAAGTTCGCTAGAAAGGCTCTCCACGGCGCTACTTCCACTGGTAGCGGTCTCCGTGTTATGTCTTTTGCGAAGGCCAAGATCATGGCATGTATTTGGTCGTGTGTAAAGCCTCGTTGGGTAAGTTTGGCAAAGCCCTTCATAAGTGCGGGAGCGTTGACCGTGGCGGTGATCCTATCCATGGCTTCGGTAGGCATGCTGTCACGGAAGACATAAACCAAAGCCGAGCGGGAGTTCCCCTTCGGGATGTTTACCTCTGGCTGACGGTCGGGGTCTGCTCCTAACCCTGTGCCCCAGTCATCAATCTGTTTCTTCATTTACCAACCTCCAATCAATGTTCACTTTAGAAATTTCCCCTTTCTTGATTCTTTTACTCTTGATATTTACTCTTGATTGGGTGTCACCCGTGACACTACTAGTGGTGTCTCCCGTGACACTACCTAGTGTCTCCAGTGTCACTACTAGTGGTGACTCGTGTGTCACCATTGGGTTATTAAAATTGACGTAATATCGGTTCGTCAGGTTCTTATTATTCTTCGTTCGTTGTTGCTTTACGATCAGCCCAATCTCCTCTAATCGCTTGATAGAACGAATCACTGTCCGTCGGTCACAACCCATCTGCTCTGCAATGTGTTGGTAAGAGGTTGTCAGTTCCTGGGTGTCTGGGTGCAGGTACTGGAGGAAGTGATTCAGCACGGCATGGGAAATGTAATCCGTTGCAATGTACGGAAGCACCCATCTCGGAACGGGAAGAAATGGTCCACTTAACCTATTGTTTTTTGCCATTTTATTACGCTCCTCAGGTTGTTCAACATTGGGTCGCCCATGCTACACTGTCTTCACTCCCGATATGCACTATTCAGTTTGGTGATGTAGGGTATTGTTAAGCGTTAGGGGGAGGGCAACCTCCTCAGGGTTTACAGAGCGCAGGTCTTTCCCTCCTTTCAACCTGCGTCCGTGTCAAACTAGCCCTCCTCCTAATTGCTACACTATTAAAACCCTTACAAAGAAAATAGGTAATTTATGTGCAAAGCATGTGGTTGTGGTCTTAGCGATAAAAAAGATCCAGGTTTCGGCAAAGGTCCTAAAAAGGCTGCAAAGAAAACTGCCAAGAAAAAGAAGTAGTTATGGCGTCTAAAAAAGAGGTTTGGGCTACACCTAATCCTAAAAAGAAATCGGATAAGTTATCGCCTGAGCAAAAGTCAAAAGCAAAGGCTCGGGCTAAGGCCGCTGGTCGTCCTTACCCAAACCTCATAGACAACATGGCTGCTTCTAAAAAAGGAAAGAAGTAATGGCAAAGTCAGAAGCATGGCAACGCAAAGAAGGTAAGAACGCAAAGGGTGGACTTAACGAAAAAGGTCGTAAGTCTTACGAAAAAGCAAACCCTGGTTCAGACCTTAAGCCACCTGTCAAAAAAGAACAAGCCTCTAAATCTAAGAAGTCTGCTGCTCGTCGTGATTCCTTTTGTGCCCGTATGGAAGGTATGAAAGAAAAGAACACATCATCAAAGACGGCTAATGATCCAAACAGCCGTATTAATAAATCACTGAGAGCCTGGGACTGTTAAATAGTTGACCCAAAGCCAAACAACTGTTTGACTTCTTCTACGTTTGCAGAACGGCTCATAATGACTCCACTAGGGAGCATCGCTGTAAGCATGCATGTGTTGTAAGCGTCTGTAACTGCTTGCTCCTTACCTGCACTACTCACAAGGTGAAATGTACCTAGATCAATAGGTGGGAGGATCTCTTCCTCTTCTACTTCAATAGGCTCATCTGACATGATGGCTTTTACAATGTCTTCTTTTGTGGCGTGTTGGTCCACAACAATTCCTTGTGACTTTGCGGTCTTGCGCAGAACACCAATTGACATTGACATCATCTCGTCGTGGCTGAACGGTTCTATTTCCACTTCTTCGGTCTCTGTTGGTTCTGCTTGTTCTTGTGTGTCTTCGCCAGTGACCATGATCGGTACAAGACCATTTGTCAAATCTAGAATTGGGATACCTGCATCTGCCGCAGCAATACAAATCTCTTCCATGCGATCCATTTGTGCATCATCCCAAAGAAGTAGTAATGTTCCCGAAGCGCTCTTTAGCAACTTCAACATTGGCCCTACGGCGTCTTGATGAACATGCACAGTCATTGCTTTTTCAAGGAATGCCTCAGGGGCTTTACCTGCGTGGATTACCTTGTAAAACACTTCCATGTCAATGAGCCAGTTCAAAACTCGTGACTCTGATTCAGATGTCTTTGAACCACACGCAACAATGAACTCATTGTCAGTCCCTAGTTCACGTAATGCATCTTCAATGACATTCTTATTTGTGTTTCCGTTACCTAGTACGCCATATGTTTTTAACACTTGTGCTCCGTTTACTTGATTGATTTGCGTTGTGCTGTATCTCCCATGAGAGTAATCAATCTAAGTACTCCGTGGCAGGCACCTGCAATAGTAGCGACTGCCAACCCCGAAATCCACTTGTCTTGGATATTTAAAATAAATAATGAGGCATACCCAAAAACAACCCCGATAAGAACTTTGACCCAGGGCATTGCTTCTCTGGGTGTGAGTAGGTCCAGTACTTGCATCAACTTGTAAACGGCTAACCCTGCAATCAAATAGGTCATAAATCCTTTCCAGGAATCCAATCAAACCGTGTTTCATACTTATCAGAACCACCACTAGTACCCATTAATGTAACAGGAAGTATCTTAGGAAGCAATTGGGTTATAGCCGCTTGGGTCTTTTTTCTATTGGTTGTGTACACGGAATAAGAAGCGTGCCTTGTTCCAGCCCATTTAAAGTCGGGAGCAAAGCCTTGATAAAGGAACCCACCAAAGACAGAGTCTCCATCAAAGAAGTCACCATACTTGTTAGGCTCCACCATCCAATACTTAAAAGTGATTGATTGGTTAGCGGCAAGCCCTAGTACAAAAACGGGGTACTTGGTACCAGTAGAGGCAGTATCTGCCATTTCAAAATATGAACGACCTGCAATACCAGCGGACAATTCTGTTGCATCAGAACTGACACTTCCCCAGTCATTCCATGACGCTGATGTGTGCCATAGCCCACCATAAACGTGTAGAGGTGCTGAAGCACCAGTGGTATTGGATGACGTGTAGTACTGGGTGTCTGCATCTACAGGAACTCCTACAGTAGACCGAATGGCTACTTTGGTAGGGGTGGCTCCTGCTGTAATCGTAATTCCATTAGAAGCACCAACTGTTGTCACACTGTATTCAGAAGTGACATCCCAAGAGGAGTTTCCAACAAATTGTGGGTTAGCAACAAGGTTGGTTCTCTGAGCATGTACAGCAAATGTAAAGAAAGGAGCGCTTGCCCCCGTGAACACCGTTACGTTGCCTCCACTGACGGCTGTAATATAGGCTTTAGTAGCACTTAGTGTACCTTTTTGTTTTCTAATGGATCCAATATCGTGTAGCAAAGCACGTACACGTCCAATACCTACATCGTTGCCATCTATTTCAAGCCCAAGCATATTTCCAAGTTCACTAATGGCATGTGCGTTAGACAGAACGGGGTCGTATTGAACCATGTTGGAATCAATAATGGTTTTCATTCTGTCTACTTCAAAACCAAAAATGTCAATGTAACGTTCTAGTTGACCTTTATTTAACCCAGAAGGATCAAGGTGTGCTGTACTAACGTCTTCATTACGGTAATGGTAAGGGATCCTGTTCCACATGTCTGAACGAGACCCATAGTCGTAAGGAACAATAACTTCTAAAGAAGAAAGTCTTTCATAAAAAAATGAACCGTCAACACCATCAGTATTGAAGTAGCCAAAAAGAGTGTAATAAGCCCAGCGGCCTGGTTCAGGCTCACTTTTGTAAGTAACTCCTGTATCCGTGGTAATTGCTATCTGCTCTTGGTGTAAGTAGTTATTGAGAGCACCTTGTGCAATGACCTTACCGTCAGCAACTGTTTCAGGGTATCCAACGTCTGAGTAAACAAGAGCGATCCCAACAAGACCAGTAGCATCATTAGCAATGGTGTCTACCTCTACAAATTCCTCTGTTAACGTCCAATCTAAAAGCACTGCATTGTACTCAATAGCACTAGCAAAGAAAAAAGAAAGTTCAGACGTTTGGGATACTACAATGATTCCCGTAGACCTAATGGCAGCGTCTTGATCAACAACAGATGCACCTGCGGTACGTTGATTATTAGGTGTACCACGTACAAAAGAACCTACGCCAACAGCATCAGCAGATCTACGAATCCTAAAAGATTGTCTTGCCATTATTAACCTCCAGAAGCAGTAATGCCACCGCTTGGAACAAGCGTGAATGTAGTAGACAATTCACTAAATACGAGCATAGACGTATTAGCGGCTACAACTCCTGTAAAACCAGATGCACTATCAATCACGTTTGAACCTGTTGTCGTGAAACGAGTAATCACTGCGTAATCTACTCCATCCACGGCTAATATGGTTCGGTACAACTCTCCCAATGAGACCTTGTTTCCAAAGTCTGCATTATCAAAAGTAAATAGACTTTTTATGGCTACAACAACGTTTGCGTATACACTCTCTTGAATGTAGTTGTCTTTTACTTGAACCGTACCCACAAGGTTAATAGGCGTCAATGATACAGAAGCCCCAACACTGGAGGTCACAAAGGTAATCTCTCGTGGGGTTAGGTAATCTGTTATTTTAGTAACTTCCGCAGCAGTCAGCACTAGTGTATCTGTAGCGCCATAAGTAGATGGCTCGGATGCCGCCAGTATGGACACGGTACTACCAGTTAAGTACGCAGTTGAACGCACAATTCCAGGAACTCTTAAAACAAGATCTTTATAATCTTGAATAGAGACAGCCCGATCTTGGGAACGGAACGATGCTGGTATGTTTGCTTTAAGGGATGCCATTGACTCAATGTCAATACCACCAACTGCTTTTACTGTATTTGGGATAACTACCAAACCATCAAGGGCTGGCTTGTTAGGGATGAGTGTGCTTTCAATAGACTTGATTGCACCAACAACAACATTGCCTGCACTACCACGGCTTTTTCGGTATGTGATTGTTATGGTGGAGTTAATGGCTGGGATAATGCCGTTCACATTGTTACCAAAAGTAACTACTGAGTAGTTGTCTGCGGTAATATCTACCGCATAAATCTTGTCACTGCTATTGCCTGCAAGCAATCTATCAACGTAACCGTAGGATACATCTACACCAGCGGCTCCCTCATTTACAGTTACGCCAATACTGTTTGTAACAACACCTGTTTGGCGTAATCTAATTCTTTGGTTAAGCAATCCCGTAGACGTATACGTTTCAGTAAAGAGTTCACCTTCAGTAAGGGGTACTGTAACAACAGTACTTTTTGAGTAAGTGTTATAAGTAACACCATTTGAAACAACGTTTACGCTTGCTCCTGTTGAGGTACCAACAAAAGCAATTGGTGTATTAGAAGTAAAAATGACATCAGATGCGGTATCTACTAAAGGAGACGCCGTGAATCTTGTATTTTTTGGGATAAAGACTGGGGCGCTATCGGTTGCTGTTGTGTTAGCCGCATTAACAGAGATTGATGCTGTTGCTGGACGACGTCCTGTTGGAAGGTAGTCAAGCAAGTTAGCAATGGCTATAACGCTTTCACGCTGTGTAGCAGTAGCAAGAAAAGACTCTTTAGCAGCACGGTCAACGTAATAATGTAGTGTGTCACCCATGTACGCCCAAAGGTCTACCATGAGAACACCAAAGTCAGAAGCGTCTCGGTTAGTCCACTCTGGAAGAACTCTGCTTGCTCTAGCCAAAAGGTCAGCCTGGATTGAGTTGTAATCTCTGCTGGTGTAGTCAAACGTAGCCATGGGTTAAGACTCCTCGGTAAGGGTATCTGGGGAAACAACACTAAAGGTAAGCAACTGCACTCCTGGTGACCCTGTTCTATAGTAAACGGATATTTCAAGTGAAGTATCCTCACCATCTGCAAAGTATGGAGTGGACAATGGGGCTACATATAGATCCGTTATAGCGGCTATACGTACCTGTTTACTTAGTTCCATCATGGCATCTACTTTAAATTCTGAGAATATTAAGTCATCCACAGGCTCATACATAAGATCATTTGCCCCAGCGCCATACCCTGCTCTCATAGTTCGTTCAAACTTTGAGGTTACTAAAACATCTAGGATTTGTTGGCGAGCAATGATGTTTTGATCTAGCACATGCGCAACCCGTCCCGACGGTGCTATTTGAAATGGTGTTTTAATGGTTGACATTATTTATCCAAAAATCCTTTAAAGTAGTGCCTTTGTGTGCTAAATAGAGGTGTACCCACAATACCACTTGCTTTAGTATGGCATATTTGCTGCATTATTAGGCCCCCGCCAAGATGATGTAGTTAATTGTCATTGTTGGCTGCATAACACTATGCGCTGAGGCAGCATTAGCAGCAGTATTATCATTATTGGTGATAGACACACTGCTTGTAACTGAGTGAGTATGTGCGTCTTCGTTAACATTGGTGATAGACACATTGCTTGTAACGCTATGATTATGGTCGCCTACTCCATAAATAGGACCAGTACTTGTAGCGTATGTTCCACCACCCGCTGATGCTTCGTTTGTATTGTTGTGGGTGCTTGTAGCGGCACCAGTTCTCAAGCCAATTGTGTGACTATGCGCACCAGCGTCACCAGAAGTGACAGCATTGTTTGTTACTGTATTTGCGTGTTGGTGAGCAGACCCTGCACCAGAAGTGACAGCATTATTTGTTACAGTATTAGCATGCTGGTGAGCAGGAAGTCCTGACTGAGCCGCAGTCAAAGTAACTGTTTCAGCGCCAGTAGTCGTACCCAAATTATTAGCGGTACTTAAACGAAGGGCATCAGTACCCCCCATATTGTCAAGACCAGCAATGGTCCGACCTCGCAAGTCGGGAAGGCGAAAATCAGTTCCTGCTTCTCCACCAGTATTATAAGTGGTTGAAATAATGGAAAAAAGCGATGCGTAAGTTGTTCTAGATACTGTTTGTCCGTAACACATTAACCAGTTATTTGGTGCAGTAGAACCAGCGTAAGCAGTTATCATTCCGATAGGACTCGCAGCGTATAGTGGTGCTTTAAGTGCAAGGGCTGTTGTCAAAGTTGTAGCGTATGAAGCGTCATTATTGATTGCTGATGCAAGTTCAGTTAATGTGTTTAATGCGGTTGGTGCCCCACCAACTAACGCAGTAATCTCCTGTTGAACAAAAGAAGTCGTAGCCAATTGGGCAGTGTTGGTTGTTGTGAGAGCCAAAGGAGCACTTGGGGTACCAGTAAAAGTAGGATTGAGAAGTGGGGCTTTAGTATCTATCTGTGCCTGAATGGCTGTCAAAGATGTGACAGGATCAGGGGCTACCTGTAGCCAAAACACATTGGTAAGGTTTTCATCATCAGCGGTAACTACTATTTGTGATCCAATTTCAGGAACTGTCCAAACTCCATTAGCCGCTGATCTACCAATGTACGAGATGTCTAGGACGCTGTCAGCCCCTGAAAGAACAGGGACACGCACCTTTATAAGGCCAGTAGTGCTATCGGAGTAGTGCACTACTG